TGTATATATGTTTAACATTTTATAATGTCATATATAACGTTAATTTGACAAAATGTTCTTTTCGACACATGTCGACGACGTCGTCGCCTTTTTAATTCTCCGAACCTTCTGACCACGTCGCTTTTTAATTCTCCGAACCTTCTGACCACGTCGCTTTTTACCTTCCGAATATACGAATCGGAACCCAACTAATATCTTCTTATTTAATTCTCCGATAAATTCGGAACATTCTTATTTATTTATTAATACAATCATATGTAGCCTTATAGACCCTTTTTTTAAAAAAATTCAGATTATCATATAACATAATCATATGTAGCTTTATGGTCTCTTTCCTTCGTAACGTTCGAGTTCCCAAGAGAACGGATCATCATTATCATCATCGTTATTACGTTCCTTCTTTCCACGATACCACCATCTGTCTATACTTGCTTTAATTTCATTTGCTTTTTCTACATACTCTTCACCATAAAATTCGATAGGTTCATATACTACTTTTTCTTTAGTTTTTGTATTTCCACTGTAATAGAAATCGTTTACGTCATTTCTGTTATTATTTCTCCATTGTTTTTTATATTCACCATGTGTTATTTTATCTAATACCAAAGAATCAGCCAATACTCTTGTTCTTCCTAGTATTTCATCCCAATATCTCCATTTTTTAGCATTTGCTTCTAAATGTTCATCGTTAAAAGATTGTACGTGTGCAATCGCTGCCTTATCAAAGTATTTACTGCCGATATCCAATACCATATCAGTCCCTTGCGTTGGACTCATACCGTTACCAACAAAGTATAACCATAATTGCCATCTTTCCATGTAACACAAATCTTCAGAAATAACTGCTTGTGCCAAATTTCTTGGCCAATGTCTAATTAAGTACCAATCCCATTCATAGCCACTAAGATTGTTGTTGTATTTGTTCCATATCTTACCTTCTTTACTATTCGAAGGCTTAACACCGTTTAATGTAACCATATCTAACGTTAATTTGACCTAATGGGGAAAAATTTGAGAAAATGAGAATGTTTCAAAAGTGAGTATATATGTGTTTAATTCTTTAATCGTCTGTAAAACATAAACGAGAGTGCCCCACTGGTGAAGGCATTATAATATTTGATGCCCCACTAGCGTACCCCATAACAAATGCCGCCCAGACGACATAAAGACCTTTATCGGTCAATGCACTATTGCTGGGACCATTGTATCGGATACTTCCGAGTTTACTCCCTGTGATCTGAAACGGACACGTTTTTTGTGGAGTGTCCGCGTCTAAAGTAAAGATTCTATCTTCGAGAATAATAAATCTACCCATATTATCCACGTTTAATTCACTATGCACACCTGCTTGCGAATTTGATGTGTCGAACACTTGTTGCCATGTCACTTGTGTATCTGTACTGTTCACTTGCAAATCCTTCACGATCGCAAATCTAAGCGTAGTACGTAAATACCCCACTGATGAAATACCAGGCAATCCCACCATTATTTCACCATTATTGTCGCCTAAACCGGTGTCAACCGCCCCTGCAGTAAATGTAAAAGCCCCTTTAACATAGTTCACTCGCACTTTGTTCCCGATGCGAGTACGTGCGGTTGTACCAGTTGCTAAACCTTTCATCATGTCATTACTGGCAACATTAGCAGCACCGACCAGACCACCGAAGTTATAATCCCCCCAGGTGTTTGAGATATAGGTCACACCGTTATTAGCCATAACAGGACCAGTCTGACCTGTAAGTGTTTCGTTAGTATTTGCCTGGTATGTCTTGTCAAAATACTTCTTTTCGACGTTACGTGCGAATCCTACTGTTGCGAATCGGGGTTTGACCATACCCCTCGTCTTTTTGTAACCATAACGACTACCACGACTACTGCCACTACGGCGCATGCCCCGACGGGACCCAAAACTCTTACGAGCTCTTCTAAATCTAGCATATCCAGCCATTGATTTTTACCAAATTTCCACACAGAACACTGTCCGGTAACTACTGATAGTTATTGGGTTTGTTTGGCGGGTTTAACCCATTACTACTGTGTTAATAGAACCTTGAGTGGCCAGGTGGATTTTTGCAAAAATCCCTAAGTATTACCTGGCCACTTCTCGTGACAACCATTCAAAAAACACGCTGTTTTGGTATTAAATTTTTCTCCGTTTACTGTTGTCACGCGAAGTTAATTAATTTATTAATTGATATATTTATATATAAAACAATGTATTTTTATAGAGGATTTATACTAATTTATGTTGAAGGTACCGAATATCAAAATACAAAAATATTATTTATTGGTGACAACCAAATGTAAAATAATCCTTAATATCTTCCCCTGGGACGATACTCATACCTGCTAATGGCTTACCATTCCAGAATGACATCCATTCTTTAAAATCTTTTTTCCATTGTTCTGCATCTAATGCTTTATCTTTATCACCTGGATTTTTTAAAATCTTCAAGACTCTTGCATCATTCCACCAGTACACTTCTGCGAATCTTCTTGCGAAAGCTTTATAAGTACCATTATCCTTAGATTCAGACCAAATATCTAAAGGATGTTTATTGGTTGTAAACCAAGCTTCTTCAACCAACAAAAGTGTTGAACTACCTTTAACCTCAACGATGTTAACACCACTATTTGTATATTCGTTAAAATTGCGAATATCACCTTCACAGAAACCGGTGTTGAATTCATCAACGACCATAGATGTTTCATCTGCGTAACCTTCATACCATTTGTTATTGCCCTTTTTCTTGTATAAAGGGATACCACGACCGACGGTTTCAATCATAACATGACTGGTTTTACCAACAGCGGTTGGTCCGAACAACAATCTGCATTTCATTTGCTTTTGACCTTCCCACTCAAGACCTGCTTCTTTTAAACGACGTTGTTCTTTCCAGTATTCCATTTCTTTTTCTTTTGCTTTTTTCAAAGCAATATCATTCGCACGTTCCTTAGCATGGCGTCTAAATTGTAAAGCATGACCTGGGAAAGCTTCGTAAACTTCATCAGTAAGACCACCTTCTTCGTCAATCATACGAGCAAAATCGTCTAAATCTTTACGTTTACCTTGTTTACCTGCTTTTTTAGATTCTAAAGTTCCCCAAATCCAAGGACCTTCCTTGCGACCATCTTCTTTTGTGCAATACTTCAAGTTTTGTTCTTTAGTGCCTTTTGCACTTTCGATATGCGCATTACGGTTACCGAGTAATGTTTTAACACTTGTGAAACGTTGTTTCGTATGGAACTCTAAATAGCCTTGAAAGTGTTTTGTACCGTTAGTACCTTCTTCCAACTGAAAAACGAACCCCTTGAGTTGTTCTTTACCTTTCAACATTTCTGCGAATTCATCACCTGTTGTATCTGGGTTGTTTAATGTAAAACACCATCTCATTACACGTTTATCTTTTGATGAACTTTCTGTTTCATCTTTCACGTCATCTTCTGCTGCTGCTTTTTCATAATCTAATTCGATATGTTCAACCTTTGGTAATTTAACGTAATCATTATCATCTAACAATTCATCGTCAGAGAATAAGTCTTCACCTTCTTCGTCAATCATGGTTTCAGGTATGTTAATATTCTTGAAAACTTTAACAATTTTTTCAAAATTTTCGTCATCAATTTCATCTACATCCCATTCTAATCTAATTGTTTCGGATGCACTCATACGATCAATAGTATCACGTTCGAATGAATCGTTTATAATAACAGTTGTATCAGTATCGTTAGTAACGTTAACACATTCATCTTTAACAAGAACGGAATTTTCATTTTCATTCATCATCTCTTCAATAAATGCACGTGTGCATTCTCCTAATGGTTTAATAATAGAGTTAGTGAACTTATAATTTGGAGGAGTATATGTACTAGCAACTTCAGGTGCGATACGACGAGACATCTGGGTAATTGGGTATAAAGGTGAGTTTTGCGAGTCCTTTTTTTCTTTGAAAATTCTTATCCCGAAAAATTTGGGGTGGGGAGGTGTTCCTCCATTTTCTTTTTTTTTCTTTCTTTTCCAAATTTGTCCTATTATTTGTCATAATTATCTATTCTCGTTCTTGGTGTTCGTTATTGCTATAATAGGTCTAACTATTGTATATATGTTTAACATTTTATAATGTCATATATAACGTTAATTTGACAAAATGTTCTTTTCGACACATGTCGACGACGTCGTCGCCTTTTTAATTCTCCGAACCTTCTGACCACGTCGC